AAGGCGATGTCGGCCCTGCCGGGCCGCAGGGGCCGGCAGGCGAAGCCGCAACTCTGCCCGCTGGACCGTGGATCCAGCTTGCGACATTGACCGCGGCGAATGTCGCGCAGCTCGCCGATACGACTCACTTCACTTCCGACTTCGACGAGTATGAGATCGTTCTCGAAAATCTCGTTCCGGCGATCGATGGCGCCAATCTGAAGCTGGAGCTGCAGATCGGCGGCTATTGGATGATCGACGGCTATTCCAGCCTGGCGCGCGTGACGAATTCTGCCGGCTCGGTCGCCTCGCATCAGACGACGTATATCGACCTCTCCGGCGCTACGAGTCCGCGGTTGAAAGACAGTGGGGGCGCAGGGCTAAGCGGCTTTCTTCGCTTTTTCAATCCTGCCGAAACGGCGAATGTGAAGCGTATCGTTGGACAGATGGGCTTTGGCGATTATTCCGACAGCGGGCAAAGCGCGATTGTCGACGTATCTGCGTCGAGAAACACGACGACGGACCCCGTCACCGGCATGAAGTTCTTTGTCGACAACGGCAATCTGGCGACGGGCAAAATCCACATTTTCGGCCGTAAGAAATGACGGCGAAATCGATTGCGCAAATAAAGGCGGACATCGACGCGCATCTGCTTGCGCATGGCGCCTCGATCGATCCCTCGCCGATCCTGCGCAAGACGCTCTTCGACATCCTCGACTCGCTAAAGGCCTATAATGCCCCGGATCCGCATTTGATCCGGCTGACCTACCCTGGCATCCCGTCGCCGAATGCGCTGGTGCTTGGCGAAGTCTTTGTCGTCGGCGTGGCGTTCCCCGCAAATTTTGCGGGATCGCAGTTTCGCTGCCTCGTCGCCCCGCACGAGGCTTACATGCTTCGTATCCTCAAAAACGGCGACGAGGTTGGCGCAATCGACTTCGCCGCCAGTGAAACAATCGCGACGATCTCGACCAGCGACGGCGAGAGTCTGCAGTTCGATCCGGGAGACATTCTGGAGCTCGTCACGCAGGCGAGCCTCGACGTGATCTCAGGCATCTTCGGCGCGCTCGCTGGAACCCGCATCTGACATGCGTCGCTTTCAGCCAGAATATTGGACTGTTAATTCGAACGTCGAGGCGTCGGCGGCGCTGACGACGCCTGCGGAGGACGCGCTAACCGTCGCTCTGATCTTTCGCTCGACCAATGACCTCGTGGGACTGATCTGGGAATGCGACGACACGATCTCGCATCCGCTGTGCCGCTATGAGAGCGCCCACGATTTCAGCGGCGCCGTTCTCGAATTCGATTTCGAGATGGTCGGCGTCGCCTCCATGCTCTCTGAACGCCCGCCGACCTTCACAGTCGAGCACCTTGATGGGTCGTTAAGCTATGTGCGGCCGGCGGCCTATGCGATGGACATGGCCGACGACGGCATGTCCGGACATATCAAGCTGGAGTTCTCGCAGGTCGGCGGCGGCTGGGAAGGGACGGAGCCTGTCGACTGGACAAGCGTCAAGCGGATGTTTCTCTCGCTCATCCCAGAGGATTACGAACTCCCGGCCAATCCGCCGGTTCTGACGCCGCTCGCCGAAGAGGTCGTCGCCCATTTTTCCATGAGCAACATCAGCGTCGAAGGTCCTGATCTCTTCAAATGGCGCGCCGGCGTCGCGCCGCATAGGCTCGGCATGACAGACGGCTATGACGACTCCTATCACCTTGCGCCAAAGCGCATCGTCGATGCCGCTCATGATCTCGGCTACCGCGGCTGGTATAACGTTTATATTGGGCTCTCGCATCATCACGCCGTCGCTTGGTCGGAGAGCGAAGAACGCTTCGTCGTCGATATCGGTAAGCCGGTCATCCATTCGGCTGCCCGCGCCTGGTGGGACGATCTCGTCGTCAATCTCGTCGCCAAAAGCTTCGAGAAGATCGTGGTCTCGATCTCCTATGAGATCATCCATTATCTGATGCCGATCGCCTGGCGGCAGCTCGATCATTTGGGCAATCCCGGACGCTCCGGCTGGAATCCTCCGTCAGAGTTCGTCTCCCCGTGCAACACGCAGGCGCTCGATTACCTCGCGGCCTGCGCCGACTATCTGCTCGGGCGAGTCGTAGCGCTCGGCGGCGAAGCCTATTTTCAGATCGGCGAGCCCTGGTGGTGGGATAATTCCTACGTCGTCTCTGGCGGACCCTGCTTCTACGATCCGGCGACGCTCGCCGCCTATACGGCCGAGACCGGCTTGTCAGTTCCAACGCCCTTTCTGGCCAGCACGTCTTCCAACTTCAGCGCGCCGGCGCAGATCGCTTTCGTTCATTGGCTGGGCTGCAAGCTCGGAGAGTCGACGCTCTACATCCGCGACGCCGTCAAGGCGCTTCAGCCTTCGGTCAAGACGATGATCCTCGTCTTCACGCCGCAGGTGTTTTCGCGGCCGATGCTAAAGATCGTCAATCTGCCCGTCGCGCATTGGGCGCATCCGGCCTTCGACATCCTGCAGATCGAGGATTACGACTGGGTCATCGCCGCCGATTGGGCGAAGCATGAGACCACTTACGAGACAGGCTTCGCGACGCTCGGCTACCCACCAGCCCAGACCCAATATTTCAGCGGCTTCGTTCTGAACGCCGGGGACGCGGAGTGGGTGTGGCCGCGCATCTTCCTTTGCATTCGCGAGGGCTATGCGCGCGTTTCTCAAACTTGGGTTTGGGCGCGCCCGCAAATCTGGCGAGAAGGGATCATTTGGCAAGACGCCGAGATGATCACCGTCCAGGGCGACTAGGCGACGTCTTTCCTCTCATGAAAAATTTCGTGGCCAAGAGCGATGGCGAGCCCTCGTAGGGTGCGGCGCGTTTGATCGGGCGTCAAGCGAGGTTTTGCAAGCGAGGTTTTGAATGCCTGCGACCACCCCCAATGTCGGCGTGAGGACGTTCCTCGACCGGACCGACAAGGTTCCTTTCCTCATCGCCGACATGTCGACGATCGGCGGCGTGTTCACGCCGGGAACGGGCATTGACCGCTCGAAATTCCCCGTCGATACGCCTGTCCATTTTACGACGAGCGACACGGAGATGGTCACCGCGGCCGGCACCGGCACGCTGAAGCAGGTCATCGAGGCTTGCAATTACTCCGGCATCGTCGCTTCGATCGTCGCCTGCGTGCCCGACATTCTGGTCGCCGACACCGTCGATCAGAAGATGACGAAGATGGTCGGCGACTCCGTCGCGATGAGCGGTGCCTGGGCGATGAAGGCGGCGCAGGCCGAAACCGGCGTCGTGCCCGATCTCCTGATCGCGCCTGACTTCGCGCATCTGCGGCCGGGTAACGCCGCAAATCCGATCGTCTCCGCCTTCGACGCCATGTGCGAGATGCTGATCACGCCGATCGCGATCGCCGACACGCCCTCGGCCAACAAGACCGTCGCCGTCGAATGGGCAGCGGACTGGGCCGATACGATCAACGTCATCTGCTGCGGCCAGGGCGCGCGCGTCTCGGAAGCCGGCCTGCCGGTCACCCGCGCGAGCGCCCCCTATATCGCCGCGCTGATGGCGAAGACCGATAAGCAGATGGGCGGTCCCTACTACAATCCCGGCAATCGGCCGCTTGGCATTCTCGGGCCGTCGCGCGCCGTCGAGTGCAATTACACCGACCCGGACAGCGAGCATAACTGGCTCCTGCAGCGCGGCGTCAACACGATCGTGCAGCTGGAAAAAAACCGCACCGCGCGCAGCGTGAATTCGCCGCAGGGCAAGATGTTCTGGGGCTTTTTCAACACGTCGAATGATCAGCTGTGGCGGCTGATCAATGTCGTGCGCACGCGCAAGGCGATCCGCGAGGTCATTCCGCGCACGCTCGTGCGCTATCTCGGCCAGAATATCGGGACCAATCTCGTCGTCGTTCTGCGCCAGTCAGTGATGGACTTCCTCGGCGAACTGGCGACGCTCCCCGAGCCGGCGATCCTGCCCGGCTTCGACGTGATCTGGGATCGCGATCAGAACTCCAACGCGGTGATGCGCGTCGGCGGCCTCATCTTCAACGCCTATTGGGAAGAGAGCCCGGCGCTCGTCGATCTGCAGCTCTACACCGGCCGACGCGAGCAGAGCTTCGACATTCTCGCCAGCGACATTCAGGCAGCGATGGCGCAATACAACGTGTCGGGAACTCTTTGACCGCGCGCGAAAAGGATTGACAGATGGACAACATCGTTCGCGGCTGCAACTGGTATTTCGCCCAGCTCAATGTTTGGCGCGTGCTCGACGAAGTGACGCTGCCGGAGCTGACGTTTCAGACCGAGGACTTCACGCCGGGCGGCCACATGATGGGCGTCGCCTGGCCCGAGGACATGCAGCCGCTGAAGGCGACGATCAAACTCAAGAGCGACGATCCGCGCATTCGCGGGCTCTGCGGCAAACAGCCTGGCGATTATGTCACCGCCACTTACTACGAAAATCTGCGCTCGTTCCGCACTGGCGCCAACAAGGGCCGCATCATCACGATGAAAGGCCTCTTGACCTCGGTGAAGGCGGATGTCCGCAAGGGCGTCAAATCGTCGATGACCGAATATGAGTTCTCCAGCATCGTCTACTACGAGGACATCGTCGACGCCGTCGTGGTGCATCGCTTCGATCAATTCATGGGGCCGGGCGCGACCGTCATCGGCGGAGCCGCGCTCTTCGCCGACATGGCGGCCAATCTCGCGATTAATGGAGGGACAGCGCTGTGAACGATGCCAAAAGTGGCGTTGAAAGCGCCGTGAAAGCCGATTTTGCGCAAGTGCCGCTCCCTCCCGATGGGGCCGAGGGCGAGGTGACGGAAGCGAGCGCCCTGGCTCTGCCTTCGCCAACGCAAGCGGAAGTCGCCATCCTTGAATTCGAAGATCCGGCGGGCATGATCGAGGAGGTTCCGCTGAACCATCCCTTCCGCTGGAAGGGAGAGTGGCTGCGCACCGTCTCGATCCGCCGGCTCACCTTCGCCGAAGCGCTGCGCGTGACGGACGAGGCGCAGAAGGCGGGCCGCGAGGTCACGTCAATCGACCTGTTTGCGGCGATGACCGCACTGTCGGCGCCCGTGATCCGCGGCATGGAGGCTACCGACGCCGATCGCGTCACAAAGGCCTGCCTCCCTTTCTTGCCCCTGACCGAGGAGGATCGCGCCTCTCCCTAGACTGGTCCGATCTGCGGCGCATCGGCCTCCTAGCGTGCCGCTTCATGAACGAGCCCTGGAGCCGCGTGTTGCGCATGCCGCTCGACGAAGTGATCCGCAACGTCTTCGAGGGACAGCAGATCGAGGATGAGGACGGCGCCGGCGCGCAGATCAGGCTGCTCAACGAGCTGATGACGAAATTGATGTGAGGCGAGATCCGGCGCGAGCGGTTGCGCTGGCGCAGAGCGAGCGACGCAGGAGCTAAAATCATGGCCGATCTCGACGTCGCCGTAAGGCTCAAATTCCTCACGGATGGCGAAGGAAAGCTGAAAGCGGCGGCGAAGAGTCTCGCCGACTTCGGCAAGAGCGCGTCGAAGCTATCCGGGCGCGCGACAGGCCGCTTCGGCGGCGATCTCAATAAAGCTTGGCATGCGAGCGTGAAGCTCGGCGGCGCGCTCAATAAAAGCGCCATGGCCGCCGGCAAGACCGCCACCGGCTTGCGCGCGATCGGAACGGGTGCGAGCGGCATTGATCGTGCGCGCAACGCAGTAGACCGGCTGACGAAATCGACGAACGCGCTCGGGTCGGCCGAGCGAAAGGTCCGGATCGGCGCAGCCGCTTCTGGCGGAGGAGGCGTTCTCGCGGCCGGCGCGCTTGGCGGCGCCATGGCCAAACGAAAGGCCGCACTGAAAGAGGGCTTCGCGGAAGCCGCCTCGCACGTCTCTCCTGGAGCCGGCTATCTCGTCGGGGCCGGAACGGCGGTCGCCGCTGGCGCGGCTGTGGGCGGAACCGTCGCGACGGTCGGCGCGGCCATGGCCTATGGAACAAAACAGGCGATCGACTTTGAAAAGGCGATGGCCGACGTGAAGAAGAAGGTCACGCTGGATCAAGGCGAGAGCTGGCTCGACGTCGAGCGAGCGATCAACAAGGTATCGCGCGAAATGGGCATGGCGCGGACCGATACGGCGACGCTGACCGCCATGGCTGGGCAGGCTGGAATTGCCTACAAGGACCTCGGCGCATTCATGCGGCTCGCCGCCAAAGCGGCGACGGGCTGGGACGTCGCGCCGAAAGAGGCGTCGGAGCGTCTCGCGAAAATCAAAGCGCAGACGCAGTGGACCATTCCGCAGCTTGAAGAATTTGCGGACAAAGTAAACGCTCTCGGCGACTCCTCGGCCTCCGCAGAGAAGGACATCGTAGAGATGTTCCAGCGTGCGGCCGGCGCCGCGAAAGCGGCCAGTGTTCCGCTCGACACGTCGCTTGCGGTGACGACGGCGCTCAACTCGATCGGCATGCAGGAAGAGGTTGCCGCGCGCTTTTGGAACGCCTTCTCGTCGAAGATGCGCACGGCGGCGTCAGGCGGCCGCGGCGCGAAACAGGCCGCGGAAGGCTACAAGATGCTCGGCTTGACCCTGAAACAGGTCGAGCAGGGCATGAAGACGGACGCGACGAAGACGATTCTCGACGTGCTGGACCGTTTGGAGAAAAGCTCCGAAAAAGCGTCGGCGGCGGTGAAAATCTTCGGGCAGGAATGGTGGGACGAGGCGGCGCGTAGCGGCCAAGCGCTGCCCGAAATCCGCAAGAACCTTGAGATGCTTGCCAGCGGCTCATGGAAGGGCTCGCTCGACCAGAATCTCAAGATTGATCTCGACACGACCGCTAACCGCCTTAATCGCTTAAAAGCGTTGGTTTCCGAAATCGGCGACGGGCTGATGCGTTGGTCGCTGAAGCCCATCGGCGATGCTTCCGAGAAATGGCAGGCCGCGGCGGAGCGCTGGGAGCGCGCTGCGGAAGCCGACAGGATCCTTTCTAAGGCAGGCAAGGACATGTTGTCGGCGGCGGAAGCCAGGCGCGTGGTCAACGATCCGGATCTGCGCGCCAGAATAGAGGCGCAGGAGCGGGCCAGAACCGGCACTGGCGAGTCGCTTGCAGCCTATGAGAGGCGACTCGGCCTCGATCGGCCAGTCCGGGCGCCTGCGCCGATGATCTCACAAATCGAAGGCGCGACGCCTCATATCGACGCGCGGCAAATCAATCAGGCGGCGGCTGAGAGCGTCGCCAAGGCCAACGATCTCTACGATGCGCTGCAAAAGCTGAACGTGACGGTGAAGCCGAACGTCGACGGCGCCGGCGCTATCGCACAGATGGAAGCGCTCAAACAAAAAGCGCAGGAGGCGGCCAGCGCCATGCGCGCGCTGCAGAACTTTGGCGCGCCGACATCAGGAACGCGCGTCAATCCCACATTGACAGGCGCGCCGCGCGGCGGCGGCGGCTCGACAGGCGGCGGAAGCGCGCCAGCGACGCCGGGAAAACAGTCGCGGCTCGGACGCGGCGGCCCCATTCAAATCGGAACCGCGCATTTCCACGGCGTCAAGGACGCTGGCGCGATGCGTCGCCAGCTTGCCGCGTTCGATCGCCGCATCCGCAGCGCGCGCGACAACGCCCTTCACGACATAGGCTGATGATGTCGCAACCGGTCGCCCTCATCGGCTCTGCGATCGTCGACGTGATCGGCATCACGCCGCTCGGTTTCGGCGAGATCATGGAAGCCAACTGGGCGCGTCACCCCGTTTTCGACAGCGATCCCTATTACCAGCCGGTATCGGGCGGCGACCATATCGAGACCCTCCATCTTGCCTGTCGGCCGCATATTTTCGGCGGTCTCGACAATTTCCAGTCGTTGAAACGCCACTGCAAGGCGCGCGAGCCCGTTCCCTACATCCGGATGAGCGGGATGGTCGGCGGCTATCAAGGGCTCGTCGCCGTCCAGACCGTCTCGCGCGAGGAACGCCGCATTGCGCCGGGCGGCGTCGGCTGGCGCTGGGAGTTCACCATCGAATTGCTCTTCATCGGCGAGCAAGCGGGAAGCGGGTTTTGAAACGTCTGATCATCGAGCCCCTGCGGCTCGACATCCTCGCCAGGGAGCAGATGGGAACGGAGCGGGACGGCGCCATGGAGGCGCTGCTCGACGCCAATCCCGGCCTCGCCAGGGAAGGCCCTTTCGTCGTCGCGCCGCGCTTCGTCGAAATCCCGCCGACGCCTGAGAAGCCGACCGTCCCTACCGTCAATCCCTGGGACTGATCTCTCCCCATGTGGCGCAAGCCGATCCTCATCATCAACAACGGCTCGGGACGGAATATTCTTCCCGGTCTCTCNGGNCTTTGGCTGT